TCTCTCTTCTAAGCTTTTTCCTTCTTTATCCTCAACAACGAGCTTTAATGCTGCTATTTCTCTTAATGCATCGGCCTCTTTAGAGATAAATGCGACTTTTTCATATTCGAGCTTTATGGCTTTTTTCTCTATAGCAGCCATAGCCTCTCCATTCTTCATTGCCTTCTTACCGAACTCAAGAATCTTCTCCCCTATCTTCTGCCTCTGAATCTGATCCAGGCCTGTTGCTGTCTGTATAGCAGCATCCCCCATTTCTAAGAGGTTCTTCTTAGCAGCATCCCAGTATTTCTGAGCTTCAGCCCTCTTATCCTCGCTGAATATACCAGCTATAGCCATTCCTAATGCCTTAAATCCATTCTGGAGGAACTCGAATGATGAGGAAAAGAACTTAACAAGTCCTTCCCACCTATTCCATATGTTAGTCTTTATCGCTTCCCATAATGCCGCTATTGCTTCCTTAGGATTTTCGAAAGCATTAACAATAATTCGTCCTAATGCTATGAATGCGTCCTGAATTGTAGCAAGAACCCCCTTAAGAAATCCCATTATAGATGCAAACTTCTCAGCACCATCAGCAGATCCTTTAAAATAGCTCATAAGAGCCTTAACAGCAATGCCAACTGCAGCTATAATAAGACCAATAGGGCCTAATGCAGCATTAAGAGCTGTAGCACCTCCAGCCATAGCCTTAAATCCACCTACTGCTGAAGAAGCTGCTGGAGATATCTGGCCAAGACTACCAGAAATCTGGGAGAATGCTCCTGTAGCACTTTTTGATATCTTAGAAAAATTGCTTGAAGACTGAGCGGATACCTTATCAGATGTTTTCTGATAATCAGTTGCTGACTTTTTTATTCTTTGAAACCCCTGCTCAACACCAGAGGTGTTAGCAGTCATGGTTGTAGTTATTTCTGGACCAGCCATAGAATAATCTTATTTTATATCTTATTTATTCTAAGAAACATTAGGAGCCTTCCCGCGATTAAGGAACTTCTTCCAGTCTTCCGGAGTCCAGGTCTTGGCTATCTGCTCTTCCGATATTTCTTTCTTAAAAGAGCTATCACTAACAAGAGGAAATATGTCTTTTTTAAACTTAGCCCAATGCACGAAGTCCTTTCTGGTCCTATTAGAATTGAATAAGATATAGGTCTGCATACGGGTTCTCTCCCAATCCGTCATTATGCGGTCCTTCTGCTCTTCGGTTCTATAATAGACTATAGCAAAGAGTTCAGAAGGGGTGTATTGTAAGAAATCTTGAGGAGTTAGAGAGAGTCTGGCTGAGTATATTACGAAGATATCCTCAATCGTCTCTATTTTTTTTTAGGAACTTTGCTATCTTTAGGGCTGAAAGCTTCCTGTTGAATATCAATAAGGGATTTAGCAAAGGAGTACATTGCTTTCTGGAAATCAAGATAGCAAGCATCAAGAACCCATACCATATCTTCTCTTTTAATGTCCAGTTCTTTCCCCGCCATCTTATGACCCGCTACCAGAGAGTACCAAAGAATATGTTGCTGGGATTCGAAGTCTTTATCAAGATCATCAATTCCAACACCAGATTCCTTTTGTGCCATCATAAGCACATAATATGATACTCTGATAGGATATTTCTTCCCGTTGTAAGTGATAAATTCAATCATTTCTATAAATATTAGTTTTTATATTTATAGAAAAGAGGGAACAATAAGTTCCCCCGAATTTATATCGTTGTAGAAGCGTCGAGTGCTCCAGATCCAAGAATTTCTCCGGAATAAGTAACAGCTGATCCAACTCCACCATCCATTGTTAGTGAAGAGAGATAGCCAATACCGCCGTAGAAACTATTAGCTGAAACATCCGGAACTATATACACCGTGATTGAAGCATCAACTCCAAGGAGATTTTCCATTAGTTCATAGAAGCTCTTTTTTCCTGCGTCTTCAGTGCTTTCTGTCATAACAAGACCCGAGAATGAAACACTCCATCCATAAAGATCAGGAACCTGCTGTTTTGCTCCACCAGTTGCATTTAAACATGCAATTTCGATGAAGTCTTTATTAACAGAAAGAGAGAAGTCCGTCGCGCATCCAAGGGTGCTTCCATCGAACTGAATTAACATCTGCTTTGAGAATAGTGGGGTTGCCATAATTTTTCTTATATTATTTTAATATATTCTATATATTCTAACCTACATAGAAACTTTGAAATTCGAGAGTATTGATATAAATCCCTTTCTCTATGTCCATGCTGTGATTATCTGCTGTAAATATTATGTCAATTATGCCGTCTTGTTCTTTGTGATTAAGATAATTAACAACATAATCGGATATAGTTTCCAATAGGGCCGTATCATTTTCGATTATCTTAACAGTTATATTATAGGTTGTATAAGCTTTCTTAGAGCTCAAGCAGTCTGTCTGAAGACCTTTCCTGAAAGAATAGCCCAACCATGTTTTAGCAAGGTCGAAGTTATCTGGAAGGTTTTCATAAAAGATACCGCCATCACAATATGCGGAAAGTGATGCATCCGCATTCATTAAGGTATTTAAAGACGTCCCGAAGCTCATTTTAATTTCTTATTTAAGTTCTTAGTCTTATTATTTATCTGCTCTTCCAAGGCCTTTCCGAAATCATTCTCTATGAACCTTATCATTGCCTCTTTAGTGCTGCTAATAATAGGACCAACCATGGGTCTTGGATCTATTTTTCCTCTGCTCACTCCGTTGACCTCTCTTACCTTAGTTCCTCCTTCGAGAAATCTTAAGATAACTCCTGCAGGAAGAGACTCAGGATCTTTCTTGTCCCTCTTCCTGGCTATTATACCAGCTGTATATCCTATCTTAGCCTTTTTATATTTAATAATAGAAACTCCAGCCTTGAGTGAGGAATAAGGAATAGCAGACTTAGCCGGCTTTAGAATTATATCATTCATTCCCTTTCTTATAGAGGCCCCAACAATAGTATTGAAGTTCTTTTCTGAAAGAACCTCTTGAAGAATTGCCAGATATTCTTTAAGAGCAGGTGTTTCTATTTTTATTCCGTCCTCCATCTTATTCATCCTCCCATACAACGGCCTGAATCCTCATCCAGTCCTTTCTTCCTACAACATAGATATGATTTATTCTGTAATACTGGTTTTCATACTGTATTCTGCATTTGTAATTAACCCTCTCATCATATCTTATTATAAATTCCACATATGAATAAGGAAGAGCCCCATCAGTTGAATAGTCGGTGCTTCCGGATTTAAGCCATACTCCTGCATAGGTCTCCTTAAGAAAATAATATGTTTCCACAGGGGTTCCTAACGTATTCGTAGAGGTGGTTTCCTTGTCTATCGTGATGCTCTTATCAAGGGTTGAAGTATACATTAGTAAAGAATTAATTTGAAAGAGTCCAAAAGACGCTGATAAGCATAATTCTCTTTATGATCTGAATAGCTCTGCCTTTCCACATCATATAGGTCTCCTATTTTAACAAGAACCGCCTGCTTTATAAGAGCCGGGCATGCTCCTGCTGCATATCCAGTTGTATAATAGAGATATAGCGGATCCTGATCAGCATCCGTAGCCAATTCCACATAGACCCTATTATAATAAATCTCTGTATGATCAATTCCTATAGCTGTGCTCGCATCCGATTGTTTGATGCTATCCATAGAAATAAAGTTGCCTTCCTCGAGATAGAAATCGCATCCTAAGAATCCATATATCGCCAGGACATTAGAAGTTAGAGCTATATCTTTGCCGATATACTCCTCGCATTTCTGAGTTGCAGCCTCTATAAGATTTCTGATATAATCATCATCCTTATCCCAAGAATCATCTATGCGAAGATGTCTCTTAGCCTCATCAAGGCTGACAGGATAATAGCTTTTAGTTTTTATCGGTTTCGAATACATCTTATCTTTTATTTTTAATAAAAAAAGGGAAGAGGATAACTTCCTCCTCCCTTTTTATGAATAGAATAAAACCGTATTATACGATAGAAGCATCATTCATGATAGTGAATGCTCTCTTGTTGTAGCAAGCGGTATCCACAAGAGCAACTGCAGTAAGATTAATCCTACCTTGTTTTGCATTTGTGTAAGGATCGACTATGATTTCGATTCCGCCCCACTGACCTACTGCGGTCTTTGACCAGTCGCCAAGATAGATCTTGTCGGTGTTAGCAGCAGATACTCCATAAGCAGGATATCCATTAACTTCATTATCTTTCCAGATAGGACCGTTGTCAGTTCCAAGAATGACCTTAGTCTTTAGAGCAGCCTTAACAGCTGGAGTTGTAACATAAGCTATATTAGAAAGAGCTAAGTCTCCTAATGAAGCCTCCATATTAACGAGGTCAAGATAAACTACTGGACCACCACCGAATGCGCTGATTTGGGTTGCAGCATCAGTTTCGAGAGTATCGAATAGATCATAAGTAACCGCTCTCCAGAGACCATCAACAAGATTCTGAACTATAGCAGCATAAATTCCTGGGTTTGTCTGTGCAAGAGTTTCTTTTGTAATAGACTGAGTGTGAGTTAGTCTCCTTGCTGCGAGAACCACTGAATCTGGAGTCATGCTTGCAGAAGCTGCAGAAGCATCTTCTCCTGGGAATGTTGCAAGATCCTGATCCATTGAAGGAATAGCGAAGTTGCCATTAAGACTTGGGAAGAAAGTAACGCCAAGGCTTCTTAAGAAAGCTTCACCAGGAGAAAGAACAACGTCTATTCCTGAAT